AATTGACAGATATTGTTATGCTTCAATCAATAAATTGACTGGAAAAACATATGATATTGTAATTTTTGATGAACTTCAGAATATTACACCAAACAATGCTGAATTTTTTGCTTATAACACAGCAAAAATAAAAGTAGGGCTTACTGCTACAGTACCTAAAGAAATGGATAAAATGGAAGTCCTAAGAGCTGCTGGGATGAAAGTAATTTATACTTTGACTTTGGATGAAGCTGTTGCCAGAGGTGTTGTTGCTCCTTATCTCATTACAACAATAGGTTTTGAGTTAAATGCTACTAGTAATACTGTAACAGCAGGAAGTAAGAAAAAGAGTTGGCTTACTACTGAACAGAAACAATATGACTATTATACCTCTTTGATAGCACAGCTTAGAGAAAATGATGGTAATAGACCTCAAAGTTTGAAATTTGCTATTCTTAATAGAATGCATTTCTTATATAATCTTAAGACAAGGAAAATTGTAGCTAAATACGTTTTAGATAAAGTTATTCCTAAAAATGAGAGAACTTTGATTTTTGCAGGTAATATAAAATTGGCTGAAGACTTAGAAAAAAACAGTTTTCATTCAAAATCAAATGATGTTGCTTTCAAAAAATTCATGAATGGTGAAATAAATCGCCTCTCTGCTGTTAAATCATTAAACGAAGGTGTGAATATACCTTTGTTAGATAATGCTCTCCTAGCTCAAATAAACAGTAAGGAGAGACATTTAATCCAGAAAGTTGGAAGAGTGGTTAGATATAGACCTAATCATAAAGCTAACATCTATCTTCTGTATGCAATTGGAACTGCTGATGAAGAATGGATGAAAAAGTCAATTGAAAACATTGACAAATCTAATATTAAACATACTAAAATTAAACTCGGTGTTCAATAAAAAAGTGATTGAAATTATCAATGAATGTGGGTTTGAATTAGATGATGTATTGAATTATTTAGTATCTTTACATTTCAATCTAAACCCTACTTACATACCTGAATTAGTCAAAAAACAGACTAATCTTACAGGTATTCTGCAAAGAGACTATACTAAGGGTACTGTTGTATGGACAGTACCCTTATTTGACTCTAAACCTTCAATATCATTAGTATCTGAAGATACAAAATGGGAATGGGTACATACTGAATATAGGAAATTATTCATGGAAATAAAAGGGATTGCTGGTGGTGATAAGAAAGGATGCATTACAAAAATGAAAAAGTTTTTTAGTGAGAATCCTGAAGTAAGAAAAGACCAAGTTTTGTTAGCTGCTAAAATGTATATTACTGATTTTGCAAATGGAACAAATGACCCAAAATTTATGCAAAGAGCAGATTACTTTATTAGCAAAATAGTTAAAGGAGAAGGTGGTAATTCTAGTCAATCAAGATTATCACAATATCTTGAATTAATTGATAACGAAACTCAAAATAAACCCACTAGAGATAGGAATATGAGAGGACTAGTTTAATATGGCGGAAATTACAGATGATTTACTAGATGCTTTCAGAAAAGGATTGCTTGGAAAAAATCAAGGTCTACCCACAGGTATTCCAAAACTTGATAGAGCAATTCATGGAGTTCAAAAAAGAGCAATTGTTGGGGTTGCTGGGAGTCCTAAAAGTGGTAAAAGTACTTTGGTAGATAGTGCTTTTATGATTAATCCTTATTTATATTCATTATCGCATCCTGAAATAGCTGTTGAGTGGTTTTATTGGAGTCTTGAAATGGGGAAAATAGATGTTAGATTTAGAACTATCACCTTTTTCTTCAATCATGATTACAATATTGCTACAATTACATTGCCTGAAGGAACTACCTTTAAAGGAAGTAATATAATTGGGATGAGTTCTTCCTACTTACAAGGGAAGTTAAAAAATGACAATGATGAAATTATCACAGTAACTGCTGAACATCAACGAATCTTTGAAGAGATTGTTGAAAAAAGGATTATTCCTATGTATGGCAAATATGATAATAAGGGGAAAAAATTAAGCAATGGAGCTGTTACACTTATTGAAGATAAGAATGACAGTAATCCAACAGGTATTTTCAATTATTTGATTGCCTATGCAAAAGAAAATGGAACATTTTTATATGAGGAATACGAAACCATAGATGATCTAAGTAGGAAAAAAGTGAAAAGAAAAAGATTATCAGGATATGTTCCAAATAATCCAGATAAGACTGTTATTATAATAATTGACCATATCAGAGCATTGAAGATTGAGAGAAAATTTTCTTTAAAGCAAAATATGGACAAACTTGGTGAATATGAGATAATTTTGAGAAATTTATGCGGGTTTACCTTCATAAATATTGTGCATCTCAATAGAAATATTTCAGACATTACTAGAATTAAGTTTAATAATGAGTTTTTGTTTCCAAATGATGATGATTTAAAGGATTCAGGGAATCTTAGTGAGGATGCTGACTACCTTATCACAATGTTTGATGCTACTGATGAAAGGTATAGCATTAAAAGACATTTTGGAATGGATATTGAGGATATTTACAATTATAGAAGTATTCACTTAGTCAGAAGTAGGCATAGTGAAGCTCCTGTACACATTCAGACAAGAATGTATGCTGGTATATCAACATTTGAACAAATATAAATCAACAAATTATGTCTAAAAATATTGAATGTAGTTGTCCACATTGTTCTACGAAATCTTATATTGAAGTTGATGATGGTTTTGATATGGATTCAAGAAATTCTTCTGAAGAATTCCTAGCACAAGTGTTAGAAGCTCTTTGGAATAATAGAGACAATATTATTTTAGGAAAGAAAGTAAATGAATTGCTTAACATATCAAAAATTTAAAACTTATGTCAAAAATCTTAATTCTGGGAGCGCAAGGTAGTGGTAAAAGTACAAGCATTGGTAATATACCAGAGCTAAAAATAAAGGGATTAGACCCTAAAGAAACTTTTATCATTGGTTGCACAAATAAAGGTTTGCCTTTTGGTGGATGGGTAAAATTATATCCAAAAGCAAAGGTGAGATTTAAACAAGGAACTAAACAAATCATTGATTTAGCTCCTACAGGTAATTATTACCAAACAAATGATGCAAATAATGTAGCCACACTCATCAAATTAATAAATGGAACTAGAGAGGAAATCAAAAATATTGTAATAGATGATAGCAACTATTTAATGCAAGACTATTATATGGATAATGCCTTAAAAGGTGGTTATGATGTATTCAAAAAGATAGGCTTGTTCATGGGTAGAGTATTTAAGGAAATTGATGCAGTTGACATTGAAAAGAATATCATAATGTTTGCCCATTATGAAGAATTCAAATCAAGTAATGCTGATGGAATGAGCTTTAGATACAAAACTGTTGGAAAAATGGTTCAAGATTATATTACGCCAGAAGGAAAATTTGAAATAGTGATGTTTGCTTCACAAAGACAAAACGAGCAAGAAAAGACTATTGAGAAATTCTTTGTGACAAATTACAATGGGGAATTCCCTGCAAAAAGTCCTGTAGGAATGTTTGATACTATTGAGATACCAAATGATTTAGGTTATGTGGTAGAACAAATACACAAGTATAATACAGGTGAAACTAATTAATTTTATTTACTACAAATTTTTTACAAATGAGTACAGAAACAAAAAAAACAATTAAAATCAGCGATGTATTAGCTGATTTAGAAAACGGAGTAACAAGAGTTCAAATTGGAACAAAGTATCAAATTTCAGCAAGAGAAGTGAAAGCTCTTTTTGACCATCCAAAGTTAAAAGGTAAAAAAGCTAAAAAGGGAATAGCTTTAAGTTTCACTATTGAAGATGATACTACAGTTGCTGAAGAAATTGCTGAAGAAGTTGTTGAAACTGCTGCTAATGTAGTTAGTGAAGAAGTAACTGAAGCAGTTGCTGAAGAAAATCTTGAACAAACAGACACTTTTGAATAAATAATTTAAAAGTGTATTAATACTAGTCCTAAATTGCGAAATATTTTAGGACTAGTATTTATTAATGAAAAAAAATAAGTAAACAAACAAGTAAAATTTAAAATAAATATTTATTATGAGTGAAAACACATACGGATTTGCAGATGACAGTTCAGAACAAGGTGGTGGAATGGTATTCGGCTTAAATGCTGGAGTTACTAGAATGGTGAAATTTGAATTTACTGCTAATGGTGGTAAAGATGGTGCTGCACAAGAAGCATTGGACATTGTGTTCAATATTTCAGGAAAAGATGTAAGTTATAGAATGTTTCCAATCACTAAAACTTATGGTGATAACAATGAGGAAATTACTGACTTTGCCCATCCTGCTATGAAAAAAGCAATCAAAGAATTTAATGCTGTGATTGTACATATTCTTCACACTTTTGTACCAAAAGAAACTATCAGAACTGCTTTATCAGTTCCTATTAATGGTTTCAAGCAATTTTGTGATATTGCTGCTAACATTTTGCCTAAAGATTTTGATAAAACTCCACTTGACATATTTACTCAATGGCAATGGCAAATTACAGGTGACAATACCAAAACATATCTTAGATTACCTAAGAATATGAAACATGGTAAATGGCTTGCTCGCCATGTTGTTCCTGCTGGTGGAGAATGGACTGAAGTTAAACTTAATGGAAGTTTAGCTTATCAAGATGGTGAAGGTAAGAAACATGTTTCACCAGAAGCAAGTGGTTTATGGAAAGTAATTTCTCTAAACAACAATCAGATGAAAGTCTTGATGATGTTGAGATAGATACTAATTCTCAAACTGCTCAAAGTAACGAAGAGTGGAACTAAAATTATGTATGGTTATGTAAGTGACTACGAACCTCTAACTATTGAAAATATCCTTATGAGAGTTTCTCAAGAGGATATTTTCTTTATGTTGTTAGGGGAAAAACCTGATGTCAATAAAAATTACTTATCATTAGTCAGAGAAGACAATGAACCAAATTGTAGTTTTGCTTGGTATGATGGGAAACTTCTATTCCTAGATTTTGGAAATACAAAAACACACCTTGATTGTTTTGGTGTAATTGCTCAAAGAGAAGGATTGGGATTTAAACAATCTTTGAATTTTGTCAATATGCATTTCAAATTAGGACTTGAAGGTTATGGTGAGCTTACACCACCAAAATTTAAACCATTCAAAAAGACAGAAAGTATAAAATCGCAAACAACAATTTTATTTAAACCTAGACCATTCAATCTCAATGATAAAAAATATTGGGAGCAGTATGGTATTAGTAAAGAAGAATTGTTGAGAGATTCTGTACTTCCTGTTTTATGGTATAAATTTTATTCAGTTAAATTACAGAAAACTGTAATAATTAGACCTAAAAAAGTAACTTATGCTTACTACGAATTTGCTCCTAGAGTTAAAATTTATAGTCCGTATATGCCCAAAAAAAAAGGGAAATGGTTGACTAATACTACAATAGATGATATTGGTGGGCTTAGACATCTCCCAGAAAGAGGGCAATCTTTAATGACTACTAAAAGTTACAAAGATAATAGATGCTTATCCAATTTTGGTTTGAACTCTGCTTGGTTTCAGAATGAAGGAATGATACCAAGCAAAGCATTGATTATGGATTTAGGTAGCAGATTCGGAAGAATTCCAGTATTATTTGATAATGATGCACAAGGAATTCTAGCTGCAAAAAAAGTAGTTCAAACAATAAATTCTTATTTCCCCAATAAAGCATTTCAGTTAAATGTACCTGTAATGCCTAATGTATCAGACCCTTCTGATATGTATGCAGTACAAGGTAAGATTGAAGTGCTTAAATTTTTAGCAACAAACAACTTATTTTAAATAATTAATTGTCACAAATATTTATAAAAACATGAGAAATGTATTAATTTATTCCACTTCTGGAGCAAGTGGTAAAACTATTAACAGCCAATCAACAACTTGGGAAGGCTTACAAAGAGAATTATCTGCTGAAGATATTCAATACAACAACATGAAAGCTGTTGTTGGAGAATCAAGAGTAACTCT